TTATCATTGAGCATAGCGTTCTGGAATCCGTTGTTGGTGTTCTGATTAATTCCCTGCTGTCCATTAAGAAGCCAAGGAAAATCATAGCCTGCCATCATGTTTCCGTAGTTGTACGCACCACCACCGAAACCATTACCCCAACCGCCGTTACCAGCGAGCAGAAGTAACAGGATGATCCACCAACCGTCTCCTCCGAAACCGTTGCCGAGTCCACCGCCGTAGCCGCCACCGTACATAGGTGCTACAGGCATAACCATGTTTTCAGTACCGTTTGATAATGACATAACATTATCCTCCTTTGATTAAAATATATGTAATCTTGCAAGAATTACCTATAATTTAATGCCCATTTTGGATGCCATACTCATTACATAGTTAAACTGGTCCTGGCTAACCTGACCGCTTTGAACTAAATAATTGACAGCATCCTGTGGGTCCCCCCGGAGTACCGGGGGTATTTTGAATCCTGACTGCAAAAGAAACTGCTGAGGGTTTTCTTTAAGCATCTGCAATCTACTCATTAGACTGTTGTTTTGAGTTTCTCGAAAAAGCCTGTTCGCCATTTCTGTTGTCCCTCCTTGGTCTATCTTGCAGCATTCTTTTAAGTTCCTCGAACTCTTCACGAGTTACATACTGGGGTTCGGGCTGTCTAGCTTGCTGTGACTGGACAACCTCGGTATATGTGAAAGTGCGTAACGGCATAGGTACGCCACTTGCATCTGTCGTCTTAATATAGAAGCAATCCTTCTCACTATCCATGAGCAACACACTAAGACCAGGTGCTACAGGAAATGCTTTTGCTCCAGCCTCTCCCTGAACCCAGATGATTCCATTACTATGCTGCGGATTCTGGTTTACTGCAATAGGTGTATTAGAGATTGTCTGTTGCTGTATTGGGTATTGCTGTTGATAAGGCATTGGATACATCGGGTATCCGTAATTATTGATAGCCATTAGTTTTTCTCCTTTTTCCAATAATATATTGGTGTTTCGAGGCCGCTATCCCAGCTGTCATAATAGTTTCCATCAACAACAGTAACTACATGAGAACCGGTGGCCAGCAAATATGTTCCACTAGGGAAATCGTTACAGAAATCCATGACTGTATAACAATCAGGACAAGTGTCAGGTAAAACATGTTGTGAATATCCTTCACTCCGAAGGTAAGCCCCCCACACATGGTTGGCGGAGGGCATGTCCTTCATCATGAATCCCTGTATTGCGATGCCAAGGTAAACGTCTTCCCAAGAACGGTTAGTTAGTTTACAAATAGCACGTATAACGCAATCACCCACGAAATTTCCACGTGGGTTTGGGTTAAATAATACAAACATCGTTAATCATCCTTTGATTTATTATACTTAATAGTACTGATACCAAGAATAGTTCCCAGGAATGTGTCAACTACGGTGATGGTACCTACAACCTCTCTGACATACGGAAGACCTAAATAATCAGCCAGACCTAAATATAGAGTACCAAGAGCCGGCAGGACAATCTGGGCAATGAATTTGAGAATATCGTAGACTTTGTTACTCATCGAAGATCGCCTCCTAACCGAGCCAAACAATTTGGCACTGTCCCGGAGCGCTCCACGGAGCGCCAGATATTGAACCTTTCGCTTTATCAATAACGATTTTTTCAAGTGCAGAACAGGTTGTAAAAGCTGTTGTATAAATAGTTGACACTGTACTCGGAATAAAAACTTCTTTAAGCCTATCCGCACCGGTAAACGGGCCCGTATATGTTGACCCATCTTGAGAAATATACTGTACTCCGTCCGGCACTCTTACCTTTTCGAGAGTAGGAATAATACTTAATAATGAATTACTAACATATAAAGTTTTAATATTATTATCCTGTGGCACATCTACTACAACTTTCTTGTATCCGTCAGCCTCGTCGTCTGCGGGATTATATGTTCCATTCGCTGTGATATCCTTATCAACCAGCGTAGGGTTGAGCCCCTCTGCATGCGCTACGATATTCATAATAGCGTCAGCATCCTGAGTAGCGGATCCGGTACCACCCAAAAATACAGAAAATTTGTTTAGAATTTCTGTGGACGAGCTGCAATTGCCAACATCATCGATGTCGCCACCGATAGCTACATATAACTCTTTTAATGCTTCTGAAATAGTCATTTTTGTTTCCTCCTTAAACATCCTCATTTTTAGAATATGAAGATCGGATTGGTAACTGGTCAACTTCTTTCATTATTCGTTTAGCTGACCCGTTACCGCCCATCTTATCATATGGCTTGTACAAATATGTATAGAGATTGTCATACTCATCCTGGGTTATGAATCCCCGATCAATATATGACATACCTAAAAACATGATTCTGTCATGCGCCAAACCTAACAACAGTTCAGTTTTAACATCTTTCTTTTCAGATCGCTTCTGTAAATATGCCCACAATCCTGAAGAGGCTAATACCGAACTGAATACAGTTAATATGATTTGAATAGTTGTATCCATTCCGATAGCCTCCTTAAGATTCCACCCATTCGAAAGTTAATGTGAAACCTTTTCCTGCGGGAACAACAATTGGCTGTTCTAGCAAAGCCCGGACAACCATAAATTCAACATCACGTTTCACAGCATTGTTATCTACTTTAAGTGTTATTGTTAATCCGATCTCCGAAATGGTAACGTCACTTTGGGAAACGTTCACCCCACTGATCGTATGCACGAGTACCCATCTACCTCCGTCAGCTGAAATGTTTGTGGTACGCTGAATATTTGAAAATTTACTTGTTTCATTCGTTTCGAGTGTGTAATCCATATCTGTCGGCTCTGTTGTCCCACTCCCTATGTAACTACTCGGAGACCTAAAAGACCAGTTCGCATTCGCACTTTCAACTTGGGCCGAGCATGCGAATTTCCATTCAGTGCTCCCGGACATATCAACAAGCCCGATATTTGCAGAGGCAGTTGGATTCAGCAACAAACTGTGGGACATGGTGTATGATCTCCACGTCCTAAAATTGTTCAAAACCATAGTTTAGCCCTCCTCCCATGCAAATGTTAACGAAAAAGCATCCCCGGATGGAACAGTCAACGGATCGTCGAGCAACTCACGGACTAATAGTACATCATGATTTACACGGCCACTTTCGTAAAGGCCTTTGAATACGCCGACCTCCTTTATAACTAATTCGTTCACACCAGTGTTTATCGCCGACATTGTGATAACAGTTTTTATAACGTTACCCTCGTATCCTGTGTTTACTGTTGTTTGGATATTCGTAAGCCAGCTGGTACAATCTGAATCGAGGCAGTAGTCACCTAAAGTTGGTTCCGTGTTTCCGTTTCCAACTCGCATAGATAATCGCATCCGCAAGGCCCAGTTCTCAGTACTAAACATTGCGTCAGCTATGTTTGCATCGCCATAAACACCGAGGTCAGTCTTCCCGCTAATGTCCGTCAAGTTCGCTGGGAATGTTTTTGTTGTTGTAGGAATAATATTCGCACAAACAACAGCTTTTAGCTTGTAGTAATTATTTACTATCATTCAGGATTCACCTCACCTTCTACAGTTATGGTGCTTGTAGACCTAACGCCTTCGGTAATGGTCATTGGTCTGAATGTCGATCCGCCACCACCGCCTACACCGTAAGCGATACCGTTAAGCATAATATATCCCTTATCGGTAATAAACCGTATAGTACCGTCCATCTGATCCACTTCTTCAAGGGCTGAATACTGATCGTACGTAAGTTCAGCCTTTCTGGTAACGTCTTCCCATGTCTGGTTAACGTACTCAATATAGAGCTTATCGTTATGATCCGTCCATACAGTATTTATGCCAAATATCGTGACAAACGACAGGGCATTAGTGTCTTTACGTGTAACGGTCGGGGTGTAATATACTACCTGAGCGCCAATCGTAGGGGTTCCACCCTCTGAGTAATTATCCCTATCGGATAACCACTGAGCGGGAAGCTGCTCACCAGCGTACGAAGCAATCTCAACCCAATGCTCATCCAGCTTTCCTTCGAGAGCATGCCATAGACCACCCCAAGACTGGATTCCCAGCGCCAGAGAATATGAATAGTGATCATTGTACGCCATGTACTGAGTAGCACTCGCACCTACCTCCAGCTGGATGCCGTCGTAGTTAACAGTGTTAAGAACGTAACTAAATCCGAGAGTCTTGGTAAATGAGCTCGTCTTGAAAGAAAATGGCAGAGCTGCCTTGGAGATTGATCTGATCGTAGGAATAAGCACATACCCATCGTCATCAAACTCGTAAATATACATTACGTGTGAGTCATCGACGATAGTTCCGTTAATTGTGTAAGTAACGTCAGGCTGCACCTTAATATCTTTCAGATAGCCACATGCAGCATTCTGCTCCTCCACACCAGACTGGTTAATAATATAGCCGTCCTTAGTTGTCACGCCGTTCTTATCAAACAGATTAACGCCGTGAGAGTTAATAAATACTGCACTATTCTTTGTGATCGGGCAAATGTTGGAGTACGGTGCAAATATGTTTGAACCCTGCCCCTCATACCGGATCATAGGAGACACTACAAAATCGACAAAAGTCTTGTTGTAAGGTACGTAAATATCTACTATAAGGTTATTGAAACCATCGTCAGCGGTGAACGTTACACCTGAACCTGTATCCCGGAAATCGTGTACCAGATCGTCCTCTTCATG